GTGTGCCTACAGTGATACCTACCGCTTCTCCGCCAGCGGTTCCAACTATTGCGAGAGAGTCTGCGGCGCAGATTCCGAGGATATTTACAGCGAGTCCGTAGTATCCTGATGTGGAGAGATAGTCATATCGCGCCCAAGAACCGCAAACACCTACAGGAAGGGGTGTAGTCGATGTTGCGTATGCAGTTGCCCCATCAGCCCCGTGGATTATTTTTACCAGTTGAATGTGAGCAGTTTCACCACCAGTGGGGTTGACATAATCGCTGGCTATGGTATAACTAATACCACTGGTAACAATCTGATAGTTGTCGCTAGTTGCTCCCATTGGATTCTCCGCTGTGCTGGGTCTTGGGCTAAAGTGAACCTAAATATGGTTACTACCTATGTATATTTCCGAAAGCAAGGCTAACATGGACATCAACAACCTCCGATTCCCCCGCGAAGTAGAGAACCATGTCAAGAAGTACGAAGTTTCGTATATTGACGCGGTAATAGCAGTATGCGAACGCTTTGGTATTGAGCCGCAAGTGGCTGCAAAGTTCCTCAGTAAGCCCATTATTGAAAAAATCAAGGCTGAAGGGCAGGAACTGAACCTGCTTCCAAAAAAATCCAAACTGCCTGTTTGACCATTGACTACACAGGAGTCTGTGGTATCTTACCTACATACCTGTGACTGAATTGTTCGTCAACACATTAACACACAGCGTACACCTAGTACAAGGAGACAACTATGGGTTTTAAGGACATGAAGACTGCATCGAAGAACGCCTATCAGACTCTTGCCACAGAAATGGACAAGATGGCGAAGAAGTCGGAGTCTTACAAAGACGACCGCCTTTGGAGGGCTGAAACTGACAAGACTGGCAACGGCTACGCGGAGATTCGGTTCCTCCCCGCGCCCGATGGCGAAGACCTGCCGTGGGCGCGTGTGTGGCATCACGGCTTCCGTGGACCAGGCGGTTGGTACATTGAGAACTCCCTCACGACCATTGGTCTAAAGGATCCAGTGAGTGAGATGAACTCCATGTTGTGGAACACGGGTTCGGACAAGGACAAGGCTATTGCCCGCGACCGCAAGCGTAAGTTGTCGTATGTGTCGAACATTCTTGTGGTCAGCGATCCCAAGCACCCCGAGAACGAGGGCAAGGTGTTCCTCTTCAAGTACGGCAAGAAGATTTTTGAGAAGATTCAGGAGGCGATGAATCCGCAGTTTCAGGACGAGAAGCCTCTGAACCCGTTCGACTTTTGGAACGGTGCGAACTTCAAGTTGAAGATTCGTCAGGTGGACGGGTACACGAACTACGACAAGAGCGAGTTCGCTGCCCCCTCTGCCCTGCTTGGTGGCGATGACGCTGCGCTTGAGAAGTTGTGGAAGACACAGCACTCACTCGCAGAGTTCACCGATCCGAAGTCTTTCAAGTCTTACGATGAACTAAAGGCTCGTCTTGAAATGGTTCTTGGAGGCAATATTCGCGCAACCGCTGATTCGGCTGTTGCAAAGGGTGGTGCGGAGAAGGCATCATTCGATGACGAAGACGAGACTCCTGCTCCAGTTGCGAAGAAGGCTGCTCCGCAGCCAATGAAGAAGAGTGTGAAGGAATCCGTCAGTAATGATGACGAAACCGAAGATGCACTCTCTTACTTTGAGAAGTTGGCTAGCGACGACTAAATACTAGCAGCCTTCGGTTTCGCAGCAAGGGGCGCACTTCGGTGCGCCTCTTTCTTTTTAGAACACATGGGACGCGGCTTGCATCGTCCTGATCGTGGGTTCGTTGTTCCTGATGCGAAGGTCATCGTTGAAGTTGTTGATGTTGTTTGTCACATTCGACTTCACATTAGCGGTGTTCACTGTTGGGCTTGAGGCTGGACCACTAACAGCAGAAGCCGTTGCGTCTTGCAGCGCGTCTTGCTCTGCTGCGTACTGATTTGCCATCTTTCCAACCGTGGTGTTTGGAGTTGCTGGGGCAGTCACAGTTCCTTCTGCTCCTGCTCCTGTCTCTGTGCCGAGAGTGCCTTCGTCAACCGAAATGAGTGATCCAATTCCAGGAATCGAAGACACCATGTCGTAAATGCCTGTGCCACCAACTGCATCTGCAAGCATACTAGCAAGATTTTCTCCTACCCATGCACCACCCATTGCTCCAATTATGGTTCCTAAACCTGGAATTGGAATGGCTGTTCCTGCTGCTCCACCAATTACTGAACCAATTGCGGAACCTAGAGTTCCTACAAGCGTTCTTCCGATTTGATCTTTCTTCTCTTCTGGTGTTAGTGTTGCATCATTTTTGATGCCCATTATGTCTAGCGCACCAATTGCACCACTGATCAGCGCACCCAAACCAGGCAGAGAGACTACAGCCTTTGCGATTTTTCCTGCGCCTGATTTCACTGCACCTTTGATTGCGTTTGTTGGATTTAGAGAACTAGCGGCGTTCTTTGTCCAGTTCCATGCGCTAGACATCCAACTACCTGCTCCACTTGCTGCGGACGATGCTACACTTCCGACCGCTTTAGCCGCTGTACCAACACCTCGTCCCACTGCTCCTGCTGCTCGTCCAATACCTCCACCCACTGCTTTTGCGGCAGAACCCACACCACGCCCAACGGCACGGGCTGCTCGTCCTATACCACCGAGTATTCTACCACCACCTCTACGCAGTCCGCGCATCATGCGTCTTGCTGCGATTCGTCCCCGTCTGAAAAGACGACCAATTCGGCTGCGTCTTCCGAAGAAGCGGTTTTTCAGGGAGTCTAGTATTCCTCCTCCCTCGCCACCACCCGAAACCCGTGCAATCTTGTCCACGGACTTGCGAATGGCAACTACTTCTTTATAAATTGCCTCAATTGTTTTGGTGGGGAATGTTGCACCCTGTCGAGTTTCGAATTGGCGTTCGCGTTCTCCTAGAGCGTCCAATCCTCCTCGCATACCACCACCGAACCCTCCAATACTGCCAGTACCTCTTCGCAGGATGTTGCGCTCGTACTCGCCCATTTGCTCTTGGGCTTCGCGGCGTTGACGCATAAATCCGCCAAGCAGACCACCCACAATGGGAATTCTTGATATTAGTCTCTCGGGAAGAGTCTTTCGGAATTCTTGGATTCGCTCTCGGAGAAATTCTCCGAAAGAAGCCTTCTTACGCAACTGCTCTTCCACGGGCTTGATGACTTCATCTAGTTTTGCAGTTACAGAAGCAGAGTCTGTTGATCTCTGTGCGAGTTTGCGGATGACTTGTATCTTTCCGTATATCTGCTTTGCTTCTTGGCTCTCGGCAAACTGCGCGTCGATAGACAAATTTTTTGCTTCTCGCAGTAGAGCCGAAGCAGAAACCATGAGTGGACTAGGTTGTGTTTGTCCAGCAGCCTCTGCCATACCAATTGGCGGTGGTTCTGTCTCTGAAGTGGAAGATATTACTTGGGACGCACGGACAGCAGACAGGCGTTGCTCGGGCTTCAATGACTGAAAGCGACCACGGGCATCGCGTCCCTGCCTTCCCGATAGTTGTCGTCTAATGTCTGATTCCGAGTATTGATTAGCCATGAGACTCCCTTTATCTCATGATGTATGCATCACACGCGCCTGTTTTTGCCCACCCGTTCCCGCTCTTTTTTGAGATGAGCAGTCAGCATTTGTATGTATACCTCTCGCTCCCAAGGAATCAAATTTTCCAATTCATCCAAGGAGTACTTATGATGCTGCATGAGCATGAAGTTTAGTTGATAGTATGCCCCCAAGTCGTTATGACAGAGGGCTAGTGAAAAAAATCAGACACACTCTTCAACTGCACTTTTACTATTTCCTTGCATTCAGGACAGGGGTATTTGAATTCGTATACCAATTCGGGAACGCTTGCAATGTAGTCCATTATCTTTGCAAATTGGTCTGGCAGTAGATTGTCCACAAAGTCAGACAGTTCTTTTGGATTGATGTCTTTTGCTTCATGTACTTCATCATTCAAGATGACGGATTCGATGCACCGTTTGGCTAGATCAAATGCTATTTCTACATCGTTCTTGGAGTGGTCAACATCGTGAATAGAGGGATAGCGCAGCACAATCGACAGAGTATCGCTGATGGTTACGGTGGAGTCAACCTGTGGCTTGTCTGCTTTTTTGACACTGATCTCGTCTAGTTTGATCTTTGCAGACACTGACTTACCGCACTTGGAGCAAGTGATCTCTGGTTTTGCTTCTTCTCCCACAGATTTTGAGCGGATCTGTAGGAATGCGTATTCAGCATCAGCAGAACATAGTTTCTTCGTGTCCATGTTTCCGTTTGTGCATACAAGCACTACATTCCGCATGGCATCATTGATCTGATTTAGATCCTTCGATTGCAACGCCATCAGGAGGATCTTTTCTTCCTTCACCAAGAATGGTCGAAACTTTGATACGATGCCAGATACAGGCAAGGTCATGGTGTATTGCGGTAATGATGCAGAGGTCAAATTCAATGAAGTCATGCTAATCCTTTTCAATAGGGGTTACAGTATTTATCTCAAAAGAGAAAACTCTGGTGCTGGATCTGGTAGTGTGTTTGGTGTGAGTAATTCTGGGGGCTGATTTACGGGAAGAGTGGGAATCTCGTTTGATAGAAGAGGTGGTGGCTGAACTGATCCCAAGTATTCTGCGTAGTATTTTCTGAAACACAGGGTGGCTTCCATTTTCAGGAAGTCGTTCTCGCGGTCGTATCCCATCTGAATATCACCAATAGATTTTGGATACACTTCTTCCACGATGAATCGTGCAGCGGGGATATCTGATTTATCCAAAACCGTGATAGCCATTCCGCTGATGTAGTCATCGTAAAAAGCAAACTTGAAGTTCACAGGATTCACAATAGCGTTCAACCACGCTTCAAAGAAATTGCGCTCTCTCATGTCAGCAGACAGAATAATTGACAGGTTCATCTCTCCGCTGTAAATAGGTTCATATGGCATATTGCGTGCTGGTCCGTAGAATCGGTACGGAGTGGTTGATAGCGACCGACCAGGAATGACAACAGAATCACAGCGCACAAGCATGGAACGCCGTGTTTGTTCGTCCCTGCTCGGATGGCGTAAAGGAAAGCCGATGTCGATCTCATATCGGTTGCTGTACGCAAGACCTGATCTCGTTATGTTGCTTACTAGTTCGTTGATGTTTGAGGGTAGGTTAGCCATCATCTGCCTCTTCTAATGACTTGGTGATACGAGTCTCGGTATACAGTTACGGGTTTTGCGCCAACGAATCTGCTTGTCTCTGCTTGCACCAACTGCTCCCACATTTCATACGGGAGAATTGCTGGTCTGCGTTTCATGCCCTTCCACAAGTATCTTCGATAACACGCTCTGAAAAACTTCATGGATCGGTTGGCGTTAAGACGGTCGTAGTCCACAGCAAGTCGGTTTCTCCATTCCTTTCCTGCCTTCAGCACAGGAATCCGTTTGATAATCTGTTCAAACAAAAACATTCTGTACTGTGGATGGAGATAATGCAGGTTGATTCCCTCAAATCCTTCCTTTGTCACATCACAGATCAGTACCATCGGATACAGATCGTAGTATGTATTTCGTGAAATAAAAGATTCGCTAATGGGTTTGTACTTGAAAAACACCAATTGACCGCTGAACACACGGGAAGGAATGGATAGTTTGCCTTCCTTTTGGAAAAATTGAAGCAGTTGGATATAGGTTTGATCGGTTGCCCCGAGCGATGTTGTGGTATCTTCGATTAGTTGTCGCAGTTCATCTGATGGGTCGTTCATTTGGAGTTCCTGCCAAAAAGATCGTCTTCGGTGAGTATTTTGAATTCCCACCCACGGGCATCAGATACTTTTTTTGCTGCTTCCCACTTTGCTTTGTTGGTTATCCATGTTTTGACTTCGGTGATGTAAGTTCGGGTTACGCGCTTCTTTTTCTCTGGTTCGCGGCACTGCTTCTTTGGTTTGATCTCCACCAACCAGGTCTTTATACCCTCGGGTGTCTTGATTTCAACCAAGAAGTCCACAAAGTAACGGTGTGCTTTCCTGTCGATGGGGCTGTAGTATGGGATCACTACCTCCTCTGATGCCCAACGGACAACATTCGGGCTTTGGTCGCAGTACTTCATGAACTTGCGCTCCCACATACTTCGATATACGATCTGTGTGGGATTCCCTATGTACTTGGAGGGGTTTTCGGGTCGAAAATGTCCTTTGTATGCCATACATAAATATGTAGCCATTCTTCAAAAGGAATCTTTCCGAATGTCCTCCATACCAAACCAATTCAACAGAACTTCGTTTGTACCCGTTGCAAGCAACGGAGAACCACTTGGTCCTGTTACGGCTACGAACAGGACTAGCAATTATGCTAAGGAAGTCTTTAATTCACAAATTCAAGATCCTGTTACCGCTGCTTTGGAGGGAGTTCCGAAACAGGAGCGAGGCTCCCGAAGCCGTCCACGAATTCTTCGGTATCCACAGGACATTGCCACGGGTCAGATTCCTCATGTAATGCAGTTCAAGGTGTTCTGGCGGTTTGAGCCACGGGATCTCAAAGAAGGAGCAACACAGATTAAGCAGGAGTCTGAGCAGACTCTTGGAAATCTACAGACTCTGCATAGTCTCATTGAGAATGATGTATTGACACGCGGGATGGTTGAAAACAGCGGTCTTGGAAGCGAGAAGATTTCTGCTCTGCTAGAGACAGCATACAATCCAAATGTCATGAAGACGGTTAATCCCGCATCAAATGACAGCATTGCCAGTCTATTACGAACGAATCCTGATCAGGCTAAACAACTACTTGAAGAAACTATCACTTCATATCAGACGCGAGTAACAGACATATCCACTGATCTAGACAACGGCATCGGCAAGGTTGGACTAGATGAACAGGAGCGATTGCTTGTTCAGAACAGGCTATCTGAAAAGATTGAATCTACTAGTGCTGGAGATGCAGCCATTACTTTCGGTGGTGCTGGTGCAGTGGTTGGTGGTCTTGCAGGATTCCTCATGGGTGGTGGAAAGGGTGCGCTAATTGGTGCGGGTGTTGGTGGAGCAGCAGGCGCAGCAGGCGGTGCGGGAGCCGTAGGATTGGCAAAGGCTTTCAAGAATGATGCAGTCTATGATCAGATGGTGTCTGTGTATCTGCCTTTCTGCACAAAGATTAACAACGAAGATACCTTCCAATATGAAGACACAAGCCAGGCACTCATGCAGGGGCTTGGCAGTTTTGCTGGTTCTCCTCTAGACACCGCCATGCAAGGTGCGTATGTGGGAGCAGACAAGGCTTTGCAGTCTGTGCCAGGTCTTGGTCGTGGATTGGGTGGAGCAGTTGGTGCAGGCACAGGAAAAGTACTAAATCCTGTTCTCGAAAAACTGTTCAAGCAGAAGGACTTCAGAAACTTTAGTTTTAGTTGGGAGTTCTATCCACGCAATCAAGCGGAATCGGATACCGTGCGAGATATCATTGAGACTTTCCGCTACCACTCCCATCCTGCTCGTGATGCAGAGAGTGAAAGCAAAGAAGATAACAAGGTTGAAGTGATTCTCCGTGTGCCTGCGGAGTTTGAAATTCGTTTCCTGTCAACCAACCCTAATCCCAACCAAGGCGGATTTGTTGAGAACGAGTACATTCCAAAGATTGCTCGGTGCGCTCTAAACTCCGTTTCTATCGACTACACACCGAACTCGATATGGAGTTCGTTCGAGAATAACGCTCCCACGGCAGTCACCATGACTCTGCAATTCAGCGAGATGGGTCTGCTCACCCGCGAAGACATCAGCAAGGGCTATTAATGGCGTACTTTTCTAAATTTCCTGTCATGCAGTATCCTGTTCGGGACGGAGAGGTTTTCCGTTACGCTCTCACCCGAAACATTCTTCGTAGGGTAGCGTTGAGCGAGGACACGAAGAGCGGAGAAGGCGTATTTCTGAAATACGATGTAAAGGACGGCGAGCGTCCCGAACACATCGCGGAGCGTGTATACGGCGATCCATCATTTCATTGGATCATTCTGCTAACAAATGATATCATTGACCCGTATCACGGATGGTATAAGTCTTCGGAGTCAATGGAGCAGTACATTCAGAACAAATACGGTGGATCGTCTATTCATATAGGAACCACTGCTGGTGGTTTCTACTACAACAGCAGTCTTGTCAGCGGAGTCACAGTTCAGCAGGGAAATATTGTAACCACGGTTGTAGACTATCAGCCTGAATTGTCTAAACTTACTGTTCGCAGCGCACAGTTTTCCGAGGGAGATGTGCTGCTTGGTTTCAGTGGAGGATCATCGGCAACCGTTTCGATTTATCGTGTAGATCCAAGTTACACTGCTCTCCATCATTTTGAAGTGAGCCGTCCTGCGGGAGACTGTGGAGCAAGCGAAACCACATATGTTGATCCGCTGTCGCAACAGAACACAAGTTATTCTATTGTTGGAGGAATTGTTGGAGCGGAAGATAATGAGTATCCAACAGTAAATCAAGGAGTGAATTACACTCCTACTGGAAATGTAGAGTTTTGGGAAACTTACATCGGTAGATACATGGGTGTGTCTGGTGACAAAGTTAATCAGTATTCTGTAAGCAACTACACGCACGAAAATTCAATCAACGAAGCAAAGCGCAGCATAAAGGTTCTCCATCCGCGATACAAGGGTCTTGCGTTGAAAGAACTTGAGTCTCTGCTGCGAGTCTAAAACATGGCTACTCAATCAGTATCAGGAAACAATCTACACAAACCAGGCGATTACACGCTTGACAAGTGTGTGCTTACCTCTCTTGTGAGTGGGGCTTTTGTGGACTTGAGTAACCTGTTCAAGAAGATTGAGATATACGAAGACATCTTCTCTCATACACTCACGGCAAAGATCATTGTTGAAGACGCATACAATTTTCCTGAGCGGCTTCCCATATCAGGGCAGGAAAAGGTAGAGTTGTCGTTTAAGACTGATCTTGACGAATTCAAACCTGTTGAATTGGTGTTTCGGGTCTATAAGTTTGACTCCCATGTAATTGGAGAAACAGGCAAGACTCAGCAGTATGTACTGCACTTGATGAGTGAAGGCGGATATTTTGATTACTCGGAGTACTGTGGCTACGCTATGGCAGGTTCTGTTGCGGACATGGTGAAGGGAGTGTTCAGCAAGCACTTTCCCGAAGCCGTATGGAAAGACCGCTTAGACATACAGCCCACGAAAGATAACTACTCCTTTGTTTTGCCACAGAGCAGCACACCATTCAAAGCCATCAATTGGCTTGCGTCCAAGGCACACTCAAGCACAGGCAAGGACTACAGCCCGTATCTGTTTTATGAAACCCTAGACGGGTATCGCTTCAAGAGCCTTTCTAAAATCATGGAAGACGGCTCTTCCAACCCTATGGGATACATTTACAGCATGGGCAACAACCGCTCCTTGCCGTATGAACAGGAGCGCACACAACTTCCCGATATTGCAAACAGTGGTATGCCTGTGCGATACCACAAGATTCAAGATTTGGAAGAACTGGAGAGATTTGATGCTGCTTCAAGCATCATGAATGGACTTATATCCTCTCGCGTTCGTGTTCACGATCTTGTGCGAAAGCAGGTTCGTGAGGTGGAATTCTTTGAAAACGGAGTGTTTGAGTCCATGCGTAAATTGGGCGACAAGCCTCGCTTCAAAGCAGAAGACCCTGAATCGGGAAGGCTATTGAAGCGAGGCGCAGCGTACAACTATATGCCAACTACGCCTTACACAGTATACAGCAAGGCTAATCCCATTCTTGATAATTTTAATGTAGAGTCACTGTTCCTTGCGCGAAAGTATCATGTTGGTTCTTTCTTGACGCAAAAACTTGCGGCTACCGTTTTCGGAGACAGTAGGAGGCGAGTTGGTGATGTGGTGAACTTGAGTGTTCCAAAAATGCAGTCGGACGCACCATATCTACAGGGAGAAATTGATCCGAACATGAGCGGTCAGTTCATGATTACAGGCATTCGACACACGCTGACCAATTCGTATACGGTAAAACTAGAACTGTCTCGCAACTGCATGGGGGTGTAATGAAGGGGTTCATGGGACGAGAAGGATTTGTATGGTGGCACGGTGTGGTGGAAGACACCGCCGATCCTCTGTACCTTGGTCGGTGCAGGGTTCGTGTTTTTGGATTTCATTCTGAAGACAATAGCCAACTACCCACCTCTGCTCTTCCTTGGGCATATCCCATGCAGCCCATTACTAGTGCTGCTGTTTCGGGAATCGGTCAGTCTCCCACAGGACTGCTTGTGGGTTCTCATGTGTTTGGATTCTTCAGGGACGGGGACGAAGCGCAAGACCCCGTGATGATTGGCTCGTTTGGCGGTGTTCCGCTTGAGCAAGCCGACACAAGCAAAGGTTTTGCTGATCCAAGCGGGCGGTATCCTGCAAAGCCTTCTGATGTAGAGGCAAAGAAGTTTCCAATTGGCGTTTCGGTGATAGGAGAGCAGGACACCAATCGTCTTGCCCGAAACGATGACGAAGAAAAGATGAAGGGTACGGTGGCTGCGTACAGGGCTTCCACCGTTCAGGTGGACATTCCAAGCACACCAGACATTGCAGGCGGCGGCAAGTGGAGCGAGCCACAGACACCGTATGCAGCAGAGTATCCCAAGAACCATGTGAAGTATACCGAGAGCGGACATATTGAAGAATGGGATGACACGCCTGGCGCAGAACGAATTCATCAGTTCCACCAGTCAGGAACATTCACTGAAATCGGCAGCGGTTGGCAGAACAATCCAGATGGAACCCGTGTTCAGCGAATTGTTGGCGATGACTACGAAATCGTTCACGGGGATAAGAAAGTGTACATCAAGGGTCAGCAGGGTCTGAATCTTGTGGTTGATGGTGGCGTAAACATCACCATTAACGGTGGAGGAAACATACAGATCAGCGGGGACACAAAGATTCTTGCAAAGAACAATGTAGATTTGCAGATTGAAGGCACACTGAAAGCGTCAGGAAAGACCATTGAGTTCTACGCTGACGGTGACATTGGATTCTCTGGACGCACCATTTCGTTCATTACGGACAGTAATGTTATGGTAATGCAGCAAGGCAAGCGGATTGAGGTTAACTCTGGCGAGCCTGTGCTAAAGCCCAAGCGTGTAGATGTAAAGGCAGGCTCATGATGTCTGGTGAATATCCTATGAACTATAAAGGGATTCACAAAAAGTACATTCAAGGTACTTCTCAATATGTTACATATCACTACGGAGATGTGGTAAAGCGTGGTGACAATTTCTATGTGTGTGGAGTTACATTTACTAGTGGATATCTTCCAGAAGACTCTGTATCAGGATTTATTCTGATGTCTTTTTCGGCAGATCCTTCACCAAATACACAGATTGACGGAGGAACATACTGATGCCAGGATTCGGAGTTTGTCGAGCCAACGCAGATACGGCAGGGGGAACCATTCTTGTGGGCAACCCTTATTTTTTCGTGGACGGGTTTCCTGTGAGTGTGGAAGGCAATCCTGTACAGGATCACGGCAACAACGAACACGATAATGCGATCATGGTGCAGGGCAATCCCAATTTCACGGTTGGTGGCATTCCTGTTTGCACAATTGCTAGTCAGGCTAGTTGCGGACACCAGCCAACAGGTTCAAGCACTTTTTTTGTGGGGTAATCTATGGCAGACCAACAGTGTCCATGCAAGCAGAAACTGACTGATGGAGAGAAGGGAATTCTCAATTTCGGTCTGTCCAATGAGATGCTTAAGAATCCAAACGCTGCCGCTATCGGTATAGCACGGCAGTTGGGTGGCGCAAACGCATTCAGGATAGAACAACTCATAAGTGCAGCACAAGTGGGTGGACCAACAGGATTGCTCAATAGTGCCTTGCCGTCCCTACAGCAGGGACAAAACAAGTTGAATCAACTGCAAGGAATCGTGAATGGATTCGAGGCAGAGTGTAATCGACTTACTGATCCACGACAATTGGTCAATATCATCAGTTCGTTGAGTCTGTATGGGGAACTATCTTGCGCTCTTGGTATTGAAGGACTTGATATTGGTGGCGGTCTGCAAGTAGTGAACGAAAACGGTCAGTTGAGTATTCAGTTTGCAGTTGCCGCAAATGTGGATCTTGAGAAGGTTCTCAATCAGTTTGATCCTGGTCTTGGGACTGCCACAGCAGGTGCAGTTGAAAGTCTTCGCGCAGGACTAGACTCGGCATTTCAGAAATTGGACGCAGCAAACGCAGCCATACAGAGCGTGGTAGACCTGACCACCTCCATACAGAACGAAGCCGCAAACTTCATTCAAAAATACACAAGCATCAACTCACTCGCCAATCTCGTCAACGAGGCAAACACCGACCCGTGCTTCAAATTAGGCAGCACGCTGAACGGCAGTTTGGTGAGTTCAGACTTCCTTAATGCAGTGCGTGGAGGTACGCCCACAGGTTTCGGGACAAGCGCAAGATGAGTACAGCAGATTTTGTAACCAATTTCAAAGAATTCGTCATCACATTCGGAGAACTGCTTGGAACTCTGATTATAGGTGTGGTGATTGGTGTTGTTGGAGCGATACGCAAACGCAAGTGGCACATAGGAATCACCACCAAACAGAACAAAATGTTTGCAGAGCAGCACAGCCGCATTCATGAGATGCTTACAGAATTGCGATTGGTGACACGGGCTTCACGATGCCTTATTTTTCAGTTTCATAACGGTGGCTCGTTTGCGGATGGTACATCAATCAAGAGGTTTTCAGTTACTCATGAATCCAATGACTCCACAGTTTCAAGCATTCTTATTGAATCGCAGGATGTGCTGCTGACCCGATATATGGAGTTGGTTCGTATACTTGATGATTCACCAAATCATATTTTGGCGGTTTCATCTCTGTCTCCCTCTGCGTTTCGTTCGAGTCTTGAGATAAATAATGTGCAGTATTTCAGCATGAGTCCGTTGAAGTGCGTGGACGGACTGACTCCTCTTGGATTTTTGTGCTGTCAGTGGTGTTCCGCTGACCAACTTGATCAGGTAGAAGCCGAAGGGGTAAGCGAAAGTACACTAGAGCAGGTAATCGCAAACAGCGTTTCACAGATAAACTCCCATCTAGCCACCAAAGTAGGTAAACAGTAATGTCTGTACAGGTAACAGGAAGCGGAAAGCCAATATACACGGATATTGATCCGTTCTTCAACAAAAGTCCCAAGACAGGAGACTTGTTGCTTGTCCGTGATGAAGTTGCCATTCGTACATCGCTGAAGAACCTCATGGCTACCGCATACGGAGAGCGGCTGTTTCAGCCACAGATCGGTGGATCGCTGCGTCAACTCCTGTTTGAGCCAATCGACTCCATCAGCGCGATGGAACTGCGGGATAGAATTCTGCTAACGATTGCTAATCATGAGCCGCGTGTTCGGAATGTGATCGTGGATGTAGTCGCTGTCCCCGATCAAAACTCGTACACCGTGAATGTCGAATATTCCATTCGCGCTTTGGGAAAGACTGACCGAGTAACAACGGTTCTAGAAAGGGTGCGCTGATGGCTAACAAGAACAGTTTCAATATCATTGGGCTAGACTTTGACGAAGCCAAGGCTTCACTAAAGGCGTTCTTGCAGTCACAAGACACACTGAAGGACTACGATTTTGATGGTTCCGTGCTGTCAACTGTGTTGGATGTGCTGGCGTACAATACTCACTACCAAGCGTTTCAGGCAAACATGGTGGCAAACGAGATGTTCTTGGACAGTGCAGTGTTGCGTCCATCTGTTGCTTCACACGCAAAGGCTTTGGGATATGTGCCGTCTTCCCGCAGGGCATCCAAAGCGGTTCTCACCGTGAACTACAGCGGTGCTTCAAGCACAACTTACTTGAGTCGTGGATCAGAATTTGTCGGTACAGATGGCGCAGGCACACAGTATCGGTTTGTGCTGCTTGATACCGTGTACGCAAACGATGATGACGATCAGTTTCAGAATATTGAGGTTTACGAGGGAACTCTGCGTCGCATGAGTTATGTGTACGATCCTTCTAAGCGGGCTAGTTCGTACCTGCTTATTCCTAATGACAAGATCGACACCAACACAATCACAGTTCGCGTAAAGGCTTCTGCCACGGACAACACGGGAATAGATCAAACATGGACAGAAGCCACTTCGTACATTGATCTTACTCCAACTTCCAAGGTGTACTTCTTACAAGAGAAGGAAGCGGGAATGTACGAAGTGTTTTTTGGTGATAACTTTCTCGGTCAGCAACCACAGACAGGCAGCGTGGTGATTGTAGAATATCTTGAAACCAATGCAGACGAAGCAAACGGAATTGAGAGGTTCAGCACATCGGTGGGCGGTCTTGGTGCAATTACAGTGCAGAGTGTTTCTTCTGGTGGTGCGCTTGGCGAGAGCGTGAATCGTGTAAAGTTTCTTGCGCCTCGTTTCTATCAATCGCAGTCTCGCGCAGTCACAGAAGACGATTACACCGCTTCGGTCATCAAGGAGTATCCCAATGCAGACTCCGTGTATGTGTACGGTGGTGAGAGCGTTGTACCTCCGCAGTATGGCAAGGTATTTATTGCGGTCAAGCCAAAGTCGGGTAGCGCACTAACAACAGACGAGAAGATCAGTCTTGCACGAACACTGCGCGAAAACCGTTCGGTCGTTACCGTGATTCCAGAGATCGTAGATCCTGACTATATTGATGTGGTG